TATGGAATTGAATATTGTGTATTACGAAAAACTTCATATGTCTTTATGGTTGAAGTTATATCTGTTACGGTGATTTGGTTGCCGTTTTTATCTAATTGTGTTGTATATGGGTGCTTTGTAAAAAACATTTTACATCTCTACAAAATTGTCTGGTGGTTTGGAAACAGTTGGTTGTTCTAAGTAATAAGGTACATCTGGTGGTGTACTGTTTAATAATGGAGGTGGATCTGGATCATAACGAACTGTTGGTTTAGCATAAACCACACCTTCAGAAACCATTCTATAATATGAGAATGATACAGATTGTTTTACATAGTTTGAATCTGGTTCCCACGAATATTCTATAGAACCTATATTTGTTGGATATGCACCAATAAATTGTGTATTGTACACTTTATTATTTTGTGTATCCAGTTGAGTTAAAACAATTAATGACGAATCTGTATAATTGTTATAATATTCCACTCCATTAACCGTATCGAAGATATATTCTTGCCAATTTAAAAAGAACTTTCTTTCTTTATAATTGTCTGTCATTCTAAAACTTAAAGTCAATTCATTACCGTAATCTATGGTGTATGGTAATCTCAATACTGGCAAATTGTTCAACTTATAATCTGATGTAAACAATGATTGATTTGGTATACTGGCATTTTCACAAACAAATCTTAATCCATTCCTATCAGATAATGCTGAAAGTGTGTTATTTGTTAGTCTTGGTGGGAATACTGTTGCAAAAAACCTATTGGTTCTGTATAAGATTCCAGAAGTAAACAAAAAGTTAGCAAGTTCTGTTGCTGAATCACCAGTAACTGGGGAAAAAGAACCAACAGAGTCATATGGTTTAAATGACCCTGCGGAGATTCTATCCGTTAGTCCCTGAAATGATTTTATGCTGTTTGCGCCGTTTAATGGTCCAAATGGTCCAAATGTGCTCATTTAGTTTGTTCCTAGTGTTTTTTCTGTTATTATTTTAAATTCCCAATTTTGTTTTTTAGCAAATTCCGAAGCAGCATTCCACTTAGAATTATTTATTAACCAAGTTTTACTTTCTTTTATAAATGTTCTTTGCTTCTTGTTATCTGACTGTTTAGGTTGAATACATTGTCTAGATGGCTTGATTTCTACAAGGTAAACCTTCTTTTCCCCTGTTTTTTCTTGCACTTCTATGACAAAATCAACAAAATACCTATGAACTCTGTTATCTATGGGCGAAATATATGGTATAGCAAGTTCTTCTGATGACCATTTCAAAACATTATCGTTTCTATCACAAAAAACCATAAATCTTCTCTCTAATAGAGAGCGATAAATGATGTTGTTTGAGTTACCAACATACTTTTCTGGGTTTTCTGGGTGATATTTACCTTTGTATGGCATATAAATAAAAATGAACAGAATTCTTTCCTATTTATCTAAAAAAATGTTAATTAAAAAAGAAAACATAGCAAACTACTCAAAACTAGGTTCTTGGACTCCTGAAGAAGTTTCAGATCCTAATCCACCAGTTTCAATACCAGATTTGAACTCAGTACCAGCAAATTATGAATCTCTGATAGGAGATACTTTGGATGCTGCCGGTAGAGAAAAAACTCTATCAAATAAAGAAGCATTAAATTTTATTGAAAATAGAGCCAAAGCACTAGAACAAAAATTACCAACTGTAGATTCAGATATCATAAAACAATTATCATTTAGTGGTGATACTAGCAAATTAAGAGATTGCATGGTAATAGTTCTCTATTCACCATCAAGCAATGAAAATCCAAATTTAAGCAATTCGCCACAAGAATTAAACAGAAAGGGTGCGGAATTTGCAACAGTTGGAATAGAAAAAATTGGTGGTTATATTGATGCAATACCAGAACAAAAAATAACAAATGAATCTACTGCACTTGATAAATTAGGAGTATTAACAACAGGTCTTTTAAAGGGTGGTAAACAAGCTGTTGAAAATTTTAATAAAACAAAAGAATTTACAAGTAATAATATTGAATCATTAAATAAAAATTTTTATACTGAAGGTGATACCGATTCACCAAATAAAAAGAAAACAATATTTTTACCATTGCCAAAACAAATAAACGATATACACAGTCACAATGTTGATGGGTTTTCAAACAATCCGATAATACCAATAGGAGGTGTAGTATCCGGTCTTTTAAATTTAATTACTGGACCACTATCAGGAACACCTAATTCCAGAGCAGGTATTGGTAAAGCTTCTACTAATGTTGCTGAATTTCTTGCTAATAATGCTCAATTAGCAACAAGGAAAACAATTAATCCCGCTACAGAAACTCTTTATAGAAGTCCAAATTTAAGAAATTGGCAATGGAATATCGAATTCCAGCCAACAAGCAAAGAAGAAGCAGATCAGTTCTTAAAAATAGTAGAAATGTTAAAACAACACTCATACCCAACACAAGATCTAGGTGGTATTTTATATACTTTCCCAGGTACTGTAGACTTTTATTTTAGAATAAATGGAGAAGAATCTAAAGTTCTACCAAAAAGTCTCCAAAAATGTTTCTTAAAAAGTGTACAATTAGATTATACACAACAAGGATTTTATGCACACTTTAAAGACGGTAATCCAGTTGTAATTACATTGACTCTAGATATAGCAGAAACAAGACTACTTGATAGAAACGATTTGGACAATGCATTTGGTAAACCCGATTAAGGAGTAGATTATGATTGATTTGAAAAATTTAGTATCACTTCCAACATACACAACAACAGTACCATCAACTGGTAAAAAGGTTTCATTTAGACCCTTTGTTGTAAAGGAAGAAAAAATATTATTGATTGCTTTGGAATCAAAGGATGATGAACAAATTATGGGAGCAATGAAAAGTATATTCAATACATGCTTTTCTGAAAAATTAAATATTGAAGAAATGCCATATTTTGATGTTGAATATCTCTTTATCCAATTAAGAATGAAATCGATGGGCGAAGTTGTAGAAATAATTGTTAAAGATTCAGAAACTAATGAAAAATTTGAAACAGAAATGAAACTTGAAAATGTAATAGTTAAAAATCTTCCAGAAAAAACATCAACTACTATAAAGTTGAATGATAATATGGGTGTTATTATGAAATATCCATCTATAAGTGAATTTATAGAGATAGAAAAAAATGAAAAATCAAGAACAGAAACCATGTTTAATTTGATAGTGTCTTGTATAGATAAAATTTTTACAAAAGATCAAGTAATAAGTACAAAAGAAAAAAGTAAACAAGAAGTTATAGATTTTTTAGAAAATCTACCAAAAGAAATGTTTTTAAAAATTACACATTTTTTTGATAAATTACCAAGAGTGACATATGAAGAAGAATTTGTAACTCCAACAAAAGGAAATAAAATACCCATAATTATAAATGATTTTAAATCTTTTTTCGAATAACGCTCTCGGTTGAAAGTTTGAAAATAATGTACGAAACAAATTATGCATTAATCGAGAGCGAAAAGTTTAATTTAGAAGAAATAGAAAATATGTTGCCTTGGGAAAGAAGAGTATACATTGGATTGCATATAAAGAATATACAAGAACAAAAAGAAAGAATGGAACAAGTTAGAAGAAAAAATAAAATCAAAGGATAACTAGATGCCATTAAAAGAAGATAGAGATAAAATTTTAGAAAGTGTAAGTAAAAAAGTTGACGGGATTTCTAAAGTTATGGAATCTCTATATGATATTACTAAAAAACAAAATGAAGTAACATCAGATCAAGTTGCAAAACAAGAAGAAACTGAGTCAGAATCAAAAGTATTATTAAATGAAGATAAAAAATATAGAATTAAAACAACTAAGTTATTAGAGGAAATAAGAGATAAAGAAATAAATGTTTCAACGGAGTCTGGTTTGGGTTCTTTGATTAGTGGAATTACTGATTTATTGGGTGGATTGGGTATTGCCGGATTGGCAGGATCATTAATTGGGTTAACTGCTGCAATAAATGAATTAAAAAATTGGTTTGATGGTAAAGAAACACCAGTAATTAATAAGCCAGGAATGGCTGCAGGAACATCATCAGCAGCAGATATTGGTGCATCTGGTGCTGCAACTAGAGCAACTGCAAAAACGGTTTCAACAAAAACTTTAAAAAATTTAATACAAGGAAAACCTTTATTTTCACCTTTACCTGAAAGAGAATTTTCTAGAATTGCAGGAGAAAAGGCAAAAACTGCTATTACAGGTAAAAAACCAATAAGTGGAATTGGACCACAACAAAAAGCAACTCCATTTGAGAGAGTAAAAGCAGGAACAAGTGCAGTAGGCAGAGCGACAGGTGCTGCAACTATGAGTGCAGTTTCTGCTGGTAGATCTGCATTTTTAGGAGGAACTGCTCTTGGTGTTTCCACTCTTTTTGATCCAAATTTACAAAATGTACCATTTGCAGATAGATTAAAACAAGCAGGTGTTGCTTTTGGTAAAGGCTCGTTATCTGCTGGTTTAGTAGATCTTGGTATCTCAACCACAGCAAATGCTTTTT